TACATCACAAGAAAACTTGATGATGTTTGATAAGTTTAGACAACTTGCCGATGAACAAACTGGGATACCTAGTTATTCACATGGACAAACAGGAGTGCAAAGTATGACAAGAACTGCCTCTGGTATGTCAATGTTGCTTGGAGCAGCAAGTTTAAATATAAAAACTGTTGTCAAGAATCTTGATGACTTTTTATTAAAACCATTAGGTGAATCATACTTCCAATGGAACATGCAGTTCTTAGAAGATGTGCTTGATGTAAAAGGTGATTTAGAAGTTAAAGCTACTGGTACAAATAGCTTGATGCAAAAAGAAGTACGAAGTCAAAGACTAACTATGTTCTTACAAACTGCACAAAGTCCAGCTATTGCACCATTTGTAAAAATTTCTAAACTCGTTAGTGAACTTGCTTATAGCTTAGACTTAGACCCAGAGGAAATACTTAATGACCCTGAAGAAGCAGCTATCATGGCACAAATAATAGGAATGCAAAATGTTGGACAAAATAATGGCGAGGAAACTCAACCCGGTGGTGAACAGTCCCCAATGGGAGGACCTGAAGGAGCACCTCAACAACCTCAAGATGCTGGACCTACAGGCAATGGTGGTGGCACAATCGGAACAGGAAATGTACCGGCTGCAGGGGAGACTACGTTTGCTGGGACTCCTAGAGCAGTTGCCGGAGCTGGTGAAGGAGGCACTTAATAGAAAAGAAGATGGATAAATTAAAAGGTAAACAAAAACAATTAGATGCTAATAATGATGGTCAGATTAGTGGAGAAGACTTTAAATTATTGAGAGAACAAAAACAAGAAGGTGGTTCAATGGATGACCAAATGCAAATGGCTATGAATCAACCTATGCTTCCAGACGAAAAGATGGAAGATAATTATTTAGATTTTATAATTGACGAAGCATTAGACGAAGAAGAAGAAGATATGCTAATGTCAAAACTTGAACAAGATGAGCAACTATCTATGCTATTTGATAAAGTAATAGAAGTTGCTTCAGAATTTGCTGGGTCTGGTCCTGTAGAAGGTCCGGGTTCAGGAGTCTCCGACAGTATACCTGCAAGGTTGTCTGATGGAGAATTTGTCTTTACTGCAAAAGCTACAGAGCAAATCGGAGCTGATGAATTGATGCGTATGATGAAAGATGCTGAAGCTGATGCAGATAGACAAGGTATGCAGGAAGGTGGCATGATGATGCAAGAAGAAGAGGTTGACCAATTTGGAAGACCTATTGATTCTGATATAGCTCGTGATGAGTTAAAGAAAAACATGATGTCAGTTAATCCTCGCTACCGATAAGCGATAGAGCTACCCTATTAGCATAGGCACTCTATTATATTAACCCTTGAGGCTACCTTTACAAGACAAGCCCTGCACGTGCACAACGCAGCTACCTTGTTTACGAAGCCCCGACTAGGAGAAAGAATATGACTAATGAAGTCCAAAAAGAGGAAACGCCAAATCCTTATAACTATAAAAAATCTTGGCACGAAGGTAATGATAAACCTTTTGAATCAGCAGATGGGTTATACTTTGATAAGCCAGAAGATAAGAATAAATTATTCAAATCTGATAGCATTGAAGAAGCAGTAGACCCTGATAATGTTGCAGTAGAAGAATTGGAAACTACTAAGGATACACCTTATAAAAGACCAAACTACAAAAAACGTTATGATGATTTAAAAAGACATTATGATACTAAACTTAATGAGTTTAAACACAGAGAAGAAGAGCTATTAACTCAAGTTCAACAACCTGAATATACAGCTCCTAAAACTGAAGAAGAACTAGAAAAGTTTAAAACAGATTATCCTGATGTCTACGAAGTAGTAGAAACTGTTGCTCATATGCAATCGGAGTCTAAGGCAAAAGTTCTAGAAGAACGTCTTAGCAAACTTCAACAGCGTGAACAAGAGTTAGTACGAAAAGATGCAGAAAAAAGGTTAATGGATAGACATCCTGATTTTGAAGATATTAGAAACAGCGATGACTTCCATGCATGGGCAAAAGAGCAACCGGATTCAATTCAGAAATGGATTTATTCAAATGCTGATGATGCCGATTTAGCTTCACGTGCTTTAGATTTATTTAAAAGAGATATTGGTATGGATGTTCCTAAAGAGACTAAGTCATCTTCTAGGACTAAAAAATCTGCTGCTGATATGGTCTCAACTAAAACAACAACAGTTGAACCTAAACAGGAAAAGATTTGGTCCGAAAAGGAGATTGCTGCAATGAGCATGGATGAGTTTGATAAGTACGAAGAGGAAATATCAAATGCCATGCAAGAAGGCAGAATCGTTAAGTAAACTATTATAATATAAAGGAGAAAGTATCATGGCTCAATATTTTGAACCCTCAACTGATACCGATGCTAACTTTGCAAACTCCGTAAGTGGACAAACTAATAGCTACTTCCTACCTAGTATTTATTCTAGAAAGGTTTTAAACTTTTTTAGAAAGAGCTCAGTAGTAGAAGCTATTACAAACACCGACTATGCTGGTGAAATATCTGCTTATGGAGACTCTGTAAAGATTATCAAAGAACCTGTAATTTCTGTGTCTGATTACACAAGAAATTCAGATACAACTGAAACTAGATTAACCGACCAAGAGATTAACTTAGTCGTTGATAGTGCTAAAGCTTTTAAATTCATCGTAGATGATATTGAAAGTAATATGTCACATGTCAACTTCAAAGAGGTTGCTACATCATCTGCTGCATATGCATTGAGAGATTCATATGACGCTGCTGTTATAGCTTCCATGTTCTCAGGTGTTTCAACATCAAGTCCAGACCATGTCTTAGGTGCTGATGCTGCTGCTGCTACCCAAACTATGGGTCAGCATCAAGGTGGCTCAAATTCTATTGACTTAACTGGGTCTGATGGAACAGGAGCTGACCCGTTAGATGTTATGGCATTTATGGCTAAATTACTAGACGAACAAAATGTTCCTGAAGAAGGAAGATGGTTTGTTGCTCCACCTTCATGGTATGAGCAACTTTCACAGTCTGGTTCAAAGCTAATGAGTGTTGACTTCAATGCAGGTCAAGGTTCAATTAGAAACGGATTAGTATCAAGTGGAAAACTAAGAGGTTTTGATATGTACAAATCTAACAATATCGCTGCTGCAAGTACAGCAAGTGGTAAAGTGTTAGCTGGACATATTTCATCTACAGCTACTGCTCAAACTATTATTTCAACAGAAACATTAAGAGACCCAACGTCTTTTGGTGACATAGTTAGAGGATTGCATGTATATGGCTCAAAAGTACTAAGACCTGAAGCTTTAGTTTCAGCGTTCTATGCAATCGATTAAGATTGACCAACTCGGGGGAGTCTTTGGACTCCTCCACTTTTAAGGAGATAAAATGGAAGGACAAATAAGTTATTACGAAACTATTCAAGACAAAGAAAAAATATGTCGAGAAATGGTTGGTTACAATGAAAGTTTAAAAGAAAAAGATAAAGGAGATAAATAATGAAACACGGTATGAAAGATAAAAAGAAAAAAATGATGTATGGTGGCACAGCTCGTAAAAAAATGATGGGTGGTGGTATGTACGGAATGAAAAGAAAAAAGATGATGCATGGTGGACCACACAACAATATGGACAGAGTTGGCATGGGTATGGGTGGTGCAATGGATGTTCAAGACCCTAACTAATGAAAGTTAAAGCACCTAAAGGTTACCATTGGATGAAACAAAAAAATGGTAGTTTTAAATTAATGAAACATAAAGGTAAGTTTGTAAAACATAAAGGTGCTAGTTTAACTGCAAACTTTGCTATACAAAAAGTACATACAAAATAATGGCAACAACATATTTAGATTTAAGTAATGAAGTTCTAAGAGAACTAAATGAAGTGGTATTAACATCTGGTTCATTTGCTTCAGCTACAGGTATTCAAGGATTTGTTAAAGATGCAATTAATAAATCATTATTTGATGTAGCTAATGCAGAACCACAGTTACCGTTTTTTAGTGCTGGAGTAAGTGGTAGTACAGACCCTTTTTATGGTAATGTAACTGTAGCTACTGTAGCAGGACAAAGATGGTATACATTAAAAGCTAGTAGTTCTAGTATAACTTCAGATTATGCTGCAGTTGATTGGGATGATTTTTATATTACTACTATTAATGTAAGTGGTGAATCAGCTCCTTATACATCTACAGGGTTAAAATATTTAACACTTGCAGATTGGAAAAGATATTATAGGGATGCAGAGAATGCAGATGATGCTGATACACAATCTTATGGTGAACCTAGATATGTATATAAAAGTCCAGACCATAGAAAGTTTGTATTAAGTCCTATACCTGATAAAGTTTATAATGTGCATTTTTATGCCTTTGAAAAACCAACAGCTTTATCAGCGTATAATGATACTATACCAATGCCAGAAC